TTACTTCCGTATTTGTATCGCTCCGTTACTATACTCCTTCGTTACGCAACCCAATACAAGATAGATATGCCTAATCTCCTCTTTGGGAACAGAGAATGGGGCGTGTATCAGATTTCCATCCGGGTAGGTTTCCCGGTTGGTACTGTAAGCCATAAAGTGGTCGCCTTTATTTTGAAGTTGTTTGGTGACGCGATATTCTGAGGTTTCAACCACATAGTTGCGACCATTCATAATTAGTTGTGGGTTGTTTACATGCTTCAGGGCAAGGATAGAACCGCTCGGGTATTCCACCATGCTGTCGCCATAATGTCGGATAGCTGCTGTCGCTTCGGGAAACCAGTCACCGGCATCAATCCATTCAGTTGGGGAACTGGGGTCCGTGTTGGCCACACGGTCGTTCAGCCCGCCGATGGTGGATACATCGTCGTAAAACGGAATAAGATTTTTCTTTGCTGGTAGAACTATCTTTTCCTTCATTTCCGGCTCGTCTATTAATACAGCATCGCTTTTTAACATAGGACCACGCCCTGTGAGAAGCCAATCTGAATTGAGATCAGGAAAAGCATAGAGTATTTTCTCACATTTATCTGAACCTATATTCTCACCTTTGTCTAAAGACCCATTAGAAAGTCCTGACTCTTGATAGAATCTATATTTGCTAATCCCTTTATTTTCAATAAATTGCTGTAAACGTTGAACTGTACCCATAATTTTATTAGTAAATTTACTCGTAAAATATTTTGATATTAGAATATTTACTACTAATATTGCAGCATATTCAGAATATGAACACGCCCCAAAGATATAAAAAGGCGGCCATATAAACGAATATTAGAAGTGAAACTTAAAAAGAGTAAAGGATATGAATGACGAGATTAAGGAATGGCAAGTACAGAACAACAGATTAAAGGTTGCGAACTTGTTGATGTTGGATGGTGTGAGTTTTAGCTATAACAAAGAGAATGGTATTGTGTTTTCCGCTCCGGATTCTTACGTCAAGAAAATGATTCATACCCTGAGAAACTGCTACGGATGTAGCACGAAACCGATTATAAACGAATATAAATAAAAACGATGAAGGCAAAAGTGATTATCGCTCAAGCGACGGCAGAAACAGTTGGATTTCTTTACGAACTGGTTAAGAGAATGGCAGAGAAAACGGCTATCAAGGCTTATCCGAGTGTGGACTATCAAGCCGTGTTTTTCCCGGTGGATAAACACGACCTGTATTTTGTGAAGCGGATATTGGCAGATAAGAACTTTTCTTTTAAGGTGGAAAATGCTGAATAATAACAATAAATATGAAATTATGACACAAAAAGAATTTGAAGAGAGAACAGGAATCGTACCGACACCAGAAGATTTTGAGTACATCCATGAAGTGTATATGAATACTTCAATGGATAAAGACGCATTTTGCAAAGAGTTCAAGAAACATGGGGAAAGCCAAATTATCCGAGATATCTATATACGGGTAGTGAACTGTAATGTGAAATTGAATCGGCAAAAGGAAGTTACAAATGATCTTGCCGACTTCCTGATTGGTAAAGCTCATGCGTATGAAGACACCGACTTCCGCAACCAGGCAATGAAACTGGTTGGGGAGGTGGAAGTGGTCAAGCGAACGATTGAATTAGGGCTTCCACTTTGGGACGAAGACCGCAAGTGTATTCTTTCAATGATCAACGAACAAAGCAAATAGATTGCAGGTTAGGACAGCCCGGAAAGACGGGCAGGCGATTAGTTCAGTCAGGTAGAACAGGCGAAACTTACCCATAGAAGCCATTGTCCCCGGTTCGAATCCGGGATCGCCCACAGTGATAACATTAAAACAGTATAATGATATGAAAGCGATTAGAGTTTCAGTGAGTTTCCACGAGTGGTCAAAGGTCGAGGGATTTTTAGGCCTGTTTATGGAAGACGAAGATACATTTATTTATCTGGTGGACAATGTAACATTTATTGCCGTGTTTGCCGGGGAATGTGCAATGGCTTACTTCAAAGCTGCGTTGGCCGAAGCGTTTGATGAAGAAACGATTATTGTAAAACTCAGATAATATAACGATGAAGAAACGAATCATAGTAGAACATGGAGAAGTAAAGCGGATCGCCTTGCTGATGAATTGTACTTACGAAATGGTGTCGCATTCGCTGGCTTACCGAAAGGATACCAAACTGGCGAAGGCGATCCGGAAAATGGCTTTGATGCGCGGAGGCGTTGAAGTGGGTGACGAACCGATAAACAACAGGAATCATGAAAGCTAATTGGTTGAAACCGTTTAGCGGTGAGATCGCTTGGTGGCGCAGCCTTACCGGGAAAGAGAAACTATATACCGTTTACTTCCTGCTGAGTTTTACCTTGTTGGTTGGAATGGCGGATTGTAATCCGGTATGGATGATGTTTTTGGTCGTGTTGAACTTCGGCAACTCTGCACGGCTGGTGAAAAAAGTGCCGGTTGATAAATTAGAGGAGGAATATTATGGCAACGAAAAAGGTATATGACGCATGTTGCAAGCAATTGCAATCGATGACCTTCTGTAGTCTTAGCAATAAAGGTGGTTCCAAACGATTGTTGAAGCCGAATATGCACAAACTATTTGGAAAAAAAGCTATTGTTAATGACCGTCAAATGCTGGGATGCAGCAAAGCTGAAAAGCGCAGACATCTTTATGAGGATAAGGTCTTGCGGCTCCTTTACTTGGAAAACCAATCTTATGTGGGCTTCGGTGTCGTAAAATAAAAAGAAATCATCATGAAAATGAATCTGTATCCCTTTTGCAAATTGTTGGCAAAGCCGTACTACAGGCAAAAGTTTCTTTCGCCCCTCTTCTTCGCTATTGGCTTCCACTTTAAAACCAAAAAGCGTGATAAAACTTGGGTAATCAGTATGTAGATATTTAATCATGATGCAAATGTAAATAAATAAATCGAGTGATGGAATATTACAAAAATGAACTATGCGTGACATACAAGGAACTTACCTCCGGCGATGATCCTGTGATAAGGTATAATACTTTGAAAAGTAACATTACCAGAGGAAATATCAGAACCGCCCATCGTGGCGGTGGCGAAGGTTCCTACGCATTGATAATCTATTCCTCGCTTCGTGAGAAATACAAGGCCCGTTATGTGGCAAAATATGGTAATACGGAAGAAGTACTAAAGTTACAGCGTATGAAAGACAGGGTGAAAATAGACGAAAAGGCAAGGGACTTTTACGAGACGTTCAAATACGACATGAACGGTGTTCAAACAGGACTCAGTGAAAAGTTGAAAGCGGAATACACGTTGAACGCTTCGGTGTTGAACGCGCTGGCCCGCGACTTGGAAGAGAAAACCTCCAAGCGCAAGATGTATGGCAACAGCCTCAGCACCGTATGGGAAAGCGTGGCTGCCACCGGCGAGAACCTGCGCGAGATTTACCATCACACCCTGCCGGAAAACCTGCCCCGGCTGCGGGAGAAGATCAACCGCTACAAGAAAGAGGGCTATGCGTCATTGATCTCCGGAAAGCTGGGCAACGCCAGCACGTTGAAGATAACCAAGGAGGCAGGCGACTTCCTGATCGCCTTGAAACGCAGCCGGGTTCCGGTCTATACCGACTCGCGTATATTCGAGGAGTACAACCGGGTTGTTTCGGAAAAGGGCTGGAAACCGCTGAAAAGCAAACGTAGCCTAACGATGTGGTTCGCCCGTCCGGAGATACAGCCGCTTTGGTGGGACGCTGTGTATGGCGAACTGTCGGCACACCAACGTTTCGGTCGCAAACATCGGACGGAACTGCCTTCACGCCGTGACACGCTTTGGTATGGTGACGGGACGAAACTAAACTTGTATTACCGGGACGAGAACGGGGATATGCGTACCACGATGGTCTATGAGGTAATGGATGCGTACAGCGAAGTGCTGTTAGGGTATTACATCAGCGACCACGAGAACTTTGAGGCGCAATACAACGCTTACCGCATGGCCATCCAAGTAAGCGGGCATAAGCCTTATGAAATTGTGCACGACAACCAGGGAGGCCACAAACGGCTGGAAAAGGAGAAAGGGACGACGGAACCAGGCTTCTTCGATTTGATTTGCCATGTGCACCGTGCGACTGCTCCGTACAGCGGTCAGTCCAAAACGATTGAAAGTACATTCGGCCGTTTCCAGTCACAGGAGTTGAACAAAGACTGGCGGTTTACCGGAATGAATATCACCGCCAAAAAAGAAAGCAGCCGCCCGAACTTGGAGTTTGTCGAAGAAAACAAGGACAAACTTTTCACTTTGGAAGAACTGAAAGTCCACTATGCCGAAGCTCGCAAGGCGTGGAACGAGGCCAAACACCCGGCGACCGGCATCCCACGCATCGAGATGTACGAGAAGAGCGTGAACGAGGAGACGGATGTGGTGACGGTTTACGACATGGTAGATATCTTCTGGATCTGGACGAAACGCCCCGCCACCTTCACCGACTCCGGCATAGAGATTACCATCGGCGGGAAGAAGTTGCCTTATGAAGTGTACGAACGTCCCGGCGTACCCGACCATGAATGGCGCATGAAGAACACTTACCGCCAGTTCCATGTCAAGTATGACCCGAACGACCTGCGCAGCATCCGCCTGTATTGGGAGGACAACGCCGGGGAACGTCGGTTTGAACGGGTGGCTGAGCCTTACATGGTTATCCACCGTGCCCTGCAAGACCAGACAGAAGGCGAAGCCGCCTTTATCCGTCAGGAACAGGAAGCCAATATCAGAGATCGCATCGATCGTCAGGTTATCGCCAAGGAGATAGAATATGCTTATGGCGTGGCTCCGGAACAACACGGGTTGAGCACTCCGAAGATGAAAGGCGTTACTGCCGAAGTGCAACGCCAAGTGGATCGACGGACGAAAAAATACGATCGAGATCCGGAAGAATTGCAAATCGGACGTGCCACCAAAAAAGCCAGCCTCCTTACTTGGGACCAACTGAAGGAGAACAACAAGGTGGATTACCGCAAGGTGGCAGGCAAATTCTAAAATAGAGTAGGAAATCAATAAAATACAAACAATATGGAATCATTAAGTACCAAAGAAAAGGACGCTATCCGCGAGTCACTCCGGACATACGTTGCTAAATATCCGAGTCAAAACAAAGCTGCGGGCAGTTTGAAGAACACCAGTGTCGGCACGATCAGCAGTATAGTGAACGGCAAGTATGAGAATATCTCAGACGATATGTTCCGAAAGATCGCCTCACAGGTAGGCTGCGGAAAAACCGAAACCGGATGGCAGATCGTGGAAACGTCCGCTTACCAAGAAATAAGTTATGTGTTGGATGATGCCCAGCGCTGGCGTAACGTCACTTGGGTAGTGGGCGAGGCCGGGTGCGGCAAGACAACGACGGCCCGCCTCTATACAGAAGAACACAAAGAGGTGTTCTATATCCTTTGTTCCGAGGACATGAAAAAAGGCGACTTCGTGCGTGAGATCGCCCGGAAAGTGGGTATCAAGACGGACGGCCATAATATCCGTGAAATCTGGGGACTGATACTGGACGACGTGATCCAGATGGACGCGCCGCTTTTGGTATTCGACGAAGCCGACAAACTGACCGAACCGGTGTTCCACTACTTCATCAGCATGTACAACAAATTAGAGGATAAAAGCGGGATCGTTTTCATGAGTACCGATTACATCAAGAAACGTATCAGCCTCGGCCTGCGCCATCAGAAGCCCGGCTACAAGGAGTTCTTCAGCCGTATGGGGCGCAAATACTTCGAACTGGAAGAAACGACCGCAAACGATGTCTATTCTATTTGTATGGCCAACGGCGTACAGGATAAAAAGAAGATCGAAGAGGTCATCCGCGATGCCGAGCCGTGCGATTTCGACCTTCGCCGGGTAAAAAAAGCCATCCACCGTGCTAAACGGATGGGCGAATAAGGACTATTTGAACACTATTCAAACATCATTCAAAAAGGATATGAAACGAGCATTGAGCGTAAAAGACATATTGGATAAAAAATACAACACGTTCCCTTTTGAGGGGAAATGGAAAGAGGCGTTCGGCACACCGGAGCGTGTCGGCGTGTGGTTTATCTGGGGAAACAGTGGCAACGGTAAGACGTCGTTTGTCATGCAACTGTGCAAGGAGCTTTGCAAATATGACCGTGTAGTTTATGACAGCATGGAAGAGGGTGCGTGCTTGACGGTACAGAACAACCTGAAGATGCACGGCATGTCGGAAGTAAGCCGCCGGTTGGCTTTCATACAGGAAGACATGAAAACCCTGAAAACAAGGCTTCGCCAGCATAAGAGTTACAACATCGTCGTAGTGGACAGTTTCCAGTACACCCAGATGAGTTACCGTGACTATATCACCCTTAAAGAGGCCTTCCCGAACAAGTTGTTCATCTTCATCAGCCATGCACGGGGCAAGAATCCGAAAGGAGATGCCGCCGAAAGTGTGATGTATGACGCGACGTTGAAAATATGGATAGAAGGCGGAAAGGCTTTTAGCAAGGGACGGTTTATCGGTGAAACAGGCGAATACATCGCTTACCCAAAGTTGGCCGAAGAATACTGGAGTGACAACGGAACAAGATCAGGAAACCATGAATAAGAAGATATGAAAGTCATACAAATGACCCCCAAACAAGGCTATGCGAAGCCTGACAACTACGCCGCTTTCTACGGCTTGCTGAAACAGATGCCGAGAGCGGGCAAGGAAGAGATCGTGCTTCAGTTCACGAACGGGCGTACCGACAGCCTGCGCGAAATGTCGCTCCACGAATACAACGAAGCCATCCGTGCGATGGAGAAGTTGGTGCGTACCGAAGAGACCGAAGCTATGCGTATTTTGAAACGCAAGCGGTCGGACGTGCTGCACCAAATGCAACTGTTAGGTGTCGATACCGCCGACTGGAAGAGGATCGATGCCTACTGCCTTGACAAACGGATCGCCGACAAACGGTTTGCCCGGCTCGATTACGAGGAACTGGAAAGGCTGCTTGTGAAACTACGCGCCATCCGCCGGAAACAAAAGGAGGAGGATTGACCATGGCACGCTACATCCCCCTACAAGACAAGCTCGACGAGATCGAGGAACAGGGCAAGCGACTGCGCCGCCGGCTGGACTACTTGAGTGGCGAGCGGGATTTCCTGGTCGATACGCTGCTCACCCGCCCGACCAAGGACATGGAGGCGCAACGCCGGCTGCTGCGGGAGTGGGACGAGGAGATCGACCGGCTGGAGCGATCCATCGCTTACCTACGGAGTGAGTACAAGAGATACAAAGAGATACAGAACAGACAGATGTGTAACCATCCAAAAACAAAGAAAACATGGAAGAAGTAAAACAGACAATCGAAATGACAGCCCAAGAACGGCAGGAGTATGAAGCGTTCAAGGCGGCGCAAGCCAAGAAGAAAGCCAAGGAACAAGCCAAGCGCGACCGCGAGGCCTACAAGGAACTGGTGGACGAAACGATCGAGGAGGCGATCATAAGGCTGCAAGCTGTCAGTCACCACATCAAGACTGATAAGCAAAATGTATTGAACGACTTCCGCCGCGTGATCGACATGAAGTCGGAGGTCTTGAAACTGAAAAAGGACGGCCAACGCACGGACACCTTTACCAATTCCGCTGGAGACAAGCGTATCACCGTAGGGTATTATGAGACCGACGGTTATCGCGACACGGTGGAGGACGGCATCGCCATCGTGAAGGAGTATATCGAGGGGCTTGCCAATAACGAGGAAACGAAGGCGCTCGTTAAGATGGTACTCCGCCTGTTGGCCCGTAATGCCCAAGGCACGCTGAAGGCGAGCCGTATCGTCCAGCTTCGCAAGATAGCCGAGGAGTCGGGAAACGAGCGTTTCATGGAAGGCGTGCAGATCATCGAGGAGGCCTACCAGCCGGCCATCAGCAAACAGTTCATCCGTGCCGAGGTCAAGAACGATAACGGGGCATGGATAGCGATACCTTTAGGAATGACGGAGGCATGAGGGTAAAGTCCGTCCCCCTCTCCCCCGGCCGCTGGGTCTACGTCTGCCCCTGCGGCGCGCGTTACCGGGTGAGCCGGGTCGCGAGGGGCGGCGGGCACCACGCCCTCTATTGTTTCCACTGCAAACAACAAACCGGTAAATATTATAAAATCATGGACGAACGATTGGAATTTGAAGAGAACTTCAACAACAAACTGAACTGCACCTGCTTCACCACGATCCGGCTCCACCACCCGGTGAAGAACGCCATCGGCGCAGTGAAGCAAATCTACCTGAAGGGCGTATGGAAAGGCAACGCAAAGATCATGCACGCCGCCACCCTCACGCTCGACCGGATCAACCTCCCGATGGCGAAGCTCGACAGCGGCCTCCTGCCGGACGAATACCGCCGGCTGATCCGTACCCTCTACAAGAACCGCCCCGGCATCAACTGGGAGACGCAGCAGTTGGACTATATCCTGCTGGAGTATATCAAGGAATCAAAAGAACCAAGTTTATTTTAAAGAAATATGACAAAAGAAGAAATATTAGATGCGATTAGAGAAATAAAAGTTCCTGAAGGACTGTCTTCTATTGCCTCATTTGCGATGGCCCGTTTGTGTGTCATAGAAGGGAGTTTTGGGATAAAAGTAGATTCTGTTTTCAGCAATGACAATAAAGATTTTCTGAAAACACACACACAGTTTAGTATGGAACAAATTAAACCGGAAGGAGGTGAGTCATGATCATTGCGGTTGATTTTGACGGAACGCTCACGATGGGGCGGTACCCGGAGATCGGCTCTCCGAAGCCCTACGCCGTGGAGACGATGAAGCGCCTGAAGGCCGACGGTCATTACATCATCCTCTGGACCTGCCGCCGGGGCGACCGGTTAGAGGCGGCTATCAACTGGCTACTGGAGCAAGGCATACCCTTCGACCGGGTGAACGCCCACGAGCCCCGGAACCTCGCCCTCTACGGCGACGACACCCGTAAGGTCTACGCCCACATCTACATCGATGACAAGCAGGTGGGCAGCCTCCCGACTTGGCCGGAGATCTACGATTACATTACGGAGGAGGAACGGAAATGGAAGGAGGGACAGTCATGACACACGGTTCTCTCTTCTCCGGAATAGGTGGCTTTGAGAAGGCTGCACAATGGGTGGGCATTCCCACCTTGTGGAACTGCGAGATCGCCTCCTACCCCCGGAGAGTCTTAGAGAGAAGATTTCCGGAAACTAAAAGGTATGAGGATGTCAAGAAATTATCAAATCCCGAATACGTGGATATCATTAGTGGAGGATTTCCGTGCCAAGACATCAGCCTTGCAGGAAAAGGAGTTGGTATTATCGGAACCCGCTCTGGATTATGGTGTGAGATGTATAGAATTGTACGGGAGGTTAGACCTCGGTTCGTCATCATTGAGAACAGCCCAGCTCTCCTTTATAGAGGATTCGAACGAGTATTATGCGATCTTTCCGAAGTCGGGTATGATGCGGAATGGCGGTGTCTATCGAACGCCGACTTTGGTTTCGACCATCGCAGGGAAAGGTTGTACGTTATTGCCTACTCCAACGAAGTCAAACGACAAGCGGGGCGGATTCAAGAGTGGAGCCAAACTCAAGGAATATTTGTCCCGCCATCAAACCAACACAGTGGATTTTCTCTCGCTCAAAGGATTTTCGAAATGCCAGATCGTGAGCATATTGGAATCAATGATGGGATTCAAGGCTGGACACACCGCGTTGGATGTATAGGCAATGCCGTGAATCCTGTCGTGGCTAAATATTTATTTGAATGTATAATATTATTTGAAAATAAGATAAGCAAACGAATAAAGTAATCATTTACAATAAAAAAGTCCATCCTGATATATGAAGTGACCCCCAAAAGTTTTGTGTCTAACTTTTGGGGTGCACTTCAATATTGGGATGGACTTTTTTTTAATAAAGCCGATTATTGAAAAAAAGAATTATCTCTTTTACAACGCTATAATTTTTACTATCAAGCAATCTCTTTTCAAAATCTTCTAATTGCTCAATTTCCTCTATTGAATATTTTTCAGGAGAAATGTTTCTTTCTTTTATACAAACAGAAAACAATAATGCCTTAACTTTTTCTAATTGAGTATAATAATTGGCAAAATAAATACTCGTTTTAGGATAGCCAAAACTATAAGTCAAAATACGTTCAAATCTTTCTCCCCAATCTATATTATCCATCTTTATAATTATTAATTATTATTTATTGAGTATATAACAAAAAAAGTGCCAAGAAAAAAGCATGTCAAAAATGTCATAACTATTAGAATCTCATGTTTTTTAGGGTCGTTTTGACATGACTTATCTTCACGCTTTTCTCACATAGCCGTTGTTCACTGCCTGGGGGTAGAACTTCTTCGGGTTCGTCCCGTTGTCCTTCCCCATGTTCTTTCTCTCGATTAACTTATACTTCTGTGACATAAAAACAGCGTTTTTAGTTGAGAGTTGACAATTGACAGTTGAGAGTTATCTGTCTGGAACCTAAACTGTCAACTATCCTTTGTCAACTGGTTCATGGGCAAAGATGGAGGATTGGATGCATACGAAAGTTGTATATGCAGGTTATATTGCATAAATATGCAGGAAATAGGGCGAAGTGTGGGATAAGTTTTGTAATTTTGCGATTAGAAAGATGTTTATAGGTTTAGGTTATCGGATATGGGGTATCACAGGAACACGCTGAAGCGTATCGAGCTGGTATGCTCGATTGTCAAGGAGCATTACGAACCGGGCAGGCGCGACCGCTGCTACAAAGAGGTGTGGCGGCGTTACGTCTGCCCGGTCTATCCCATGTGCTACCGAACGTTCCTGAACTACATCGGGGTGAATATCACCCAAGAACGCAGCCGCAATGCCGGTCGGCAACTAACCCTCTTCTGATTCCACCCCATACTCGGTCGTGAAGTTCATCGCATATTCCCGGATCGCGTCTTCGCGGTTGTAGCGGGTGACCTCTTGCTGCTCGATAGCGTTGAACGCCTCGGTCTCGAACCCGTAGAGGCAATTGCCCACCTGCTCCATCAGGTCGAAGATGGCGAACGCCCGCTGGCGGTGCTGTTCTGGAGCGGCCATGTTACCCGTGAGAACGGGACAGTCGGCAATACGTATCAGGAAGGTCAGCCGGGCGCGGCGCAACCCCCACGTATCCGACTCGAAACTGATACGGTTCACGCTGATCAGCGCGCAGGGGAACTTCACCGGCGGCGCGTCGTTGTAGAAATCCATCTGCCCCCAGTCTTCGGCAATGTAGGCCAACTCGGGGACTTGCTCCTTTAGCCGTTGCATGACGGTAAGTAAAATCTCTTTCATTGATTTATAATTTATGATTTGAATACTCGTTTGGCTTCTTCCAACGTCTTTTCTGTATTTTCCCGGGCTACACCCGCAGCAATCTCCCTTACCCTGGGATGTTCGCCGATGAAGGGGCGGGCGGGCACGGCAATCGTCCGTTTGATACGTTTGGCCAGTGCCATACGGCGAAACTTCTCTTCGCCGGGCTTGTCGCCCTGTTCCCTCCGTTCGCGGGCTTTCGCCCATGCCCAGCGGCGCATTTTGTCGGAGGGGACGAAGTCCTGCCGTATGGTCCCGCCATAGTTCTGCAATCCGGCATACTTCAGGCTGCTTTCGTAAACCAGCAGCGTGCCGTCTATTCGGCTGTGCAGGCTTCGGCGCAAGGCACCTGTACGCATCAATATCGAGCCCTCCGACGGGTTGTAGCCCGGACTGAGCGATCCCCACGGCCGGTCAAAGAAGGCCTTGCGCTCGAAATTGCGGTCGAACTCATCGTCCAGCTCGATTTTGAGGTCGCGCATGACATTATTTAGGAATGTTTTGTCGTCCATGTTTAAATAGTTTGTATATTTGCGAAAAATCAAATGTTAATGAATATTCCCAATCACATATCTGTATTTGCGAATGCGCACGGTTTCAATGATGTCGCTTTGGAAAAGCGAACATCGCAAGAAGCTATATATTCCGTAGGGTGTACTGATATTGATGGGGTTACTTTGCCAATCGGCTTGCCTCATTATATCATAGACCGTGAAGGAGAGCTTCAATTGATATGCGATGAGGATTTTCATATTACTGAACTTTTATAAATAATCCTGCCACTTTGGGATTGACAAGTTTATTATCAATCCTCAATACACCAACACTTGAACCTTTCATATTGGCTATATAGTTTACTACGTTATCCTTGCCTGGCTGTGGATCGAATAATCTTATCACACCCTCTTTTACTTCAGCACAGAATACGTGAGCACCTCTTCTTTTCCAAGCACAATAAATCTCATACAATCCATCATCTTTCATATTGTCAGCAAAGAATCGCTTAATCTCTTTTTCACTAAATCGATTCACCCCGTTTTTTGCGGCCCAATTTCTTGCCCAAACAAATTCCGAATCAGTTCCATCAATATTAGTGAAAAGGTTTTTATGCCATACTACATTCTGTTTTTCCATCAAACTGTAAGCACTATTATTAATGTTAGGAGCAGCTTCAATATTGAAACCACGCCTGCGTAACAAATGGGTAGGAACACAGGTCTGACAATTTATTTGGTAAGATATTGATTCGCTAAATTTCGGGTTTTCCTTTCCCTTATTTGCATCTTCATATACCATTGGTTCCCCTTTTCCGACTCCAAATATTTTTTCTAATTGGGAGTTATTATCCGCAATAGCATTAATCTCTTTATTTGAAAGATTCCCCGGTATTTCTTGCACGATTACCTTGACCGGTTCTTTCGTCAACGCCTCGCGCACCTTCTTTTGCTCCAGCTGGCTGACCTGGTAATAGGGATGGTGCGGCGGGAAGATGACCTGTTGCTTGCCGGGGTTGAAGCGGAAGATGGCGGCACGGTTCACACCATTCTTACCGGCTTGGTAGGTCGCCTCGCGTCCCTGCTGGATGGCGGTGGCGCTGTCCGATTCGGGGTATTTCCCCTTGCGTACCTGTACCACCGTGCAGCGGCAACGCCAGCCATTCGGAGGAAAAAACTCCTCCCAAAAAGGATCAGAGGCCGGTAGCGTCACATTGTGCAGTACCGCATGTTCAGGGCGTACCTTGTCATCGTGCGCGGTGCGGTATTGCAGGTTGTATCGGTCACCGTCCGCCTCGAAGTCTTTCCATTTGGCCGCCATTTCCGATGAAGCCTGGGCGAAGATATATTCCGCCTTCAGGTAGTTTTTGTTATAATCCTCCTTGATCGCCGTTATATCGTTGTAAAAACGGTGGAACTGCTTTACTGTCCCGTCATCGTCGCACAGCAACCGGGCAGCCTCTTTCAACTCCTGGTAGGTCTTGAAGCCGGAGAAAATAAAGACATCCTCCTTGAGTTTCTTCGCCATCACCTCCGGAATCACGCCGCTTGCCAAAGATGGGGATATCGCCCCTTCGTAGGCTTTCGTGTAAGCGTCTACCAGCTGCCGCACTTTGGGGTGTGACAGGTCATCGGCGGTAAAGCCTTGATTCCTGAAAATCCTTCGGATGGCGGCCTTGAAGGTGTTTTCGTCAATGCCGGGCAGTTCGTCCCCATTTGCCGACAGTTGTACGGAACCGTCCCGGTAAAGCGCTTTCAGTTTAGCTCTCAGCCCCGTCACTCTTCCGGGGCTGACCCAAAAAAACCTTCCTGCCCGTTGGAGCGTTTGCCGGTCACCTCGATGCCGAACTTGTCCTTGATCCAGGCCGGATCGATCTCATAATACTGCATCGCTTGGGCGGTGCGGTTCCAAAGTTCCTTGGTGTCCTCCTCGCTGTTGAACGAGAAGCGCAAGCCGTCCGGAAGGATGCCGAGGCGGTAGAGGGCGGGCAGGACGATCGAGTTCATCCAGTCTTCCAGCTGCCGCTTGTCGCTGTTCACATACTTCTCCAGCTGCTCCACGGCGACTTCCTCTTTCGAGCGGTTGCCGTTCTTGGTGTCTTGCCCGATCTGCGCCCCGCTGATGAGCAGCGACATCTCGGAGTTGCAGAGCGAGATCAGGTTGTTGTAGACATCGCCGTTGGTCGATACGCCCGTGGCGAATTGGAACTCCTCGGTGGTGTCGATGATGAAGTAGGCGGCGGAACCCATGTCGCACAACATCTGCTCGGCGCGGTCGAGCATCTCCGGGTCCTGCGTATTGGTCTTGATGTAGCGGGGCGGGATGCCGTAGATCTCGCACAGCTCCGACCAGCAGCTATGGGCGAACTTCTTGAAGAGGGCGTGCGGTACCGCCTTGTTCAACAGGCCGTAGTTGCGGGGCGAACCGAACTCCACGACATAGGTGCCGTATTCGCGCATCTCGCGGTAATATTCGCCTTCATCGACCGAGCTGTCATAGAGGAACAGCCCCAGTTCCGGTACCACGTTCTGCCGGGGGAGCAGGAAAACCTCAATACCGTCCGTATCGGACAGGGCGAACTCCACCAGCGAATGGCCGTAGAAGGTCGATTCCAGCATGTAGCGTTGCAGCAACGGAAACCAGACCGCTTCGGAAAGCGAGCGTGTCGCCTCCTCGTTCACTTTTCCGGAAACGTCTTTCAGGCTGAAGGACGAAGAGAGTACCCGGCCGATCCGCTGTTCCACCTGGCTGGTCAGGAGCGCGTCCAACATGACATCGGCGTAGAGATCCATCAGTTCGCGACGGCGCGGGCGGTCCACGCTGTCGGCTTGCCGTAACGCCCTGCGCCAGCTATCGAGGTCTTTCCGTATCCGGCTGATGGCTTTAGGCACTAATTTTCGCACCAGCCCCTCGCGTTGCCGGGGCGAAGTTGTTTGAGGCTTTTTGCGCCCCTTTTTATTCTTTGGGTTGTAGTTGTTCATTTTCATCTTTATCTTTTGTTAGAATGACGCTCAAACATTGTTCTAGCGGTCTACCAGGAGTGTCTGAATTTGGGATTGCTGCCGAAGCGGACCGCCCCGACCGGATGGCCGTCGGTCTCGCGCAGAGGAAGCCCGGAGGGGATATCACCCTTCATCAGCTCTTTCAGGTAGGCCATATCGCGGTCGTAGGCCTCTTTCACCCGGTTGTACAGTATATCCACGTTGCACCGCCGGCAGAGGAACCACAGGGCGATGTTCTTCGTGATCTCCAGCAGTTCCGCGTCGCGTTCGTCGCCGGTGGCGGAGAATATCTTTTCCACATCGTACCGCCCCGACAACAGGCGCGTCACCCGTTGGACGGCGGCCAGTATGCAGGCCTGTACGATCGTGTCGTCATATTCGGCGATCTCCTGAAGGCGGTACTCCATGATGACCGTGCTCATTTCTTGAATCTCTAAAAACATAGGCTTACTGATTGATGATTAATAACGTCTGCTGGGCCTGCGGCCTACGCGATAAGTTCCTGCACAGGCCATGCTGCGTTGGTTCAGCAGAAAGACGGCTCCCTCCAGAGCATCGGGCGCATCGTCGTGCACGCGGCTGCCCTTCTCGAACATCAGGAGTTGTTCGACCAGTTGGCGCATACCGGGACTGTCTTTCTCCTTCTCGTTGAAGATGACCAAACCCCGTTCGAAGAGGGGCTGCATGGCCTCGATACGCGAGAACTTGTCCGGCTTCTTGCGCCCGTCGCCCCGGATGGGGATCTGGTGGCCGACGGTGTCACCTACCTTCTTGAACTCGTCGAGCATGAGGTCCTGGATAAAGTTCGACTCCATGTAGTACAGGACCGGGACACGCCCGGCGATGTAATGGTCGATGTCGTAATGCCAAGCGACCATGGCGGAGACACTGGTCTGGTCGGCGTAGGCTTTCAGGAGGTGGTATTGCCCCTCCTTGGTCTTGCCAACCAGCATGCTCGCCTTGAAGTCGTTCTGCGTGGAGGCCTTGAACGAGGGGTCGGTATAGCAGATCAGGCTGCGGTATTCCTTCAGGGGTAACATCTTGCCGTAACGGATATGCTTGCGCAGGAATACCGCCCCCTCGTTGACGGGGTTGTTCATGTACTCTTTCTGGAACCGGCGTTCGCCCATGTAGTTGCGTAGTTTCAAGATTTCCTCTTTGCTGTACTTCTCTGCCCACGAGGGGTAGCCGGAAGCGTCTATCGCATTTACTATGGTATGGTGCGTTTCCGGCCGTTCGGCAAAGCGGCTCAGGATACTGTCCTTGCCAATGCGGTTGCCCACTAGGACAAACCGCCCGCGCCCCATGTCCATTGCGCCCAACAGGGCGGAGAGGCACCAGTCGAAGGCCTGTGAGATACGGGCCTGGTTGCGCACCATCTCATCGTCATCGATATCATCGATCACGATGTAGTCCGGACGCTGCCCCCGGTTCTTGATACCGCGGGGCGACTGTCCCCGGCCAATGGCCATGAAGAGCATGCCGTCCGCCGTCTTGAACTCGCCGGTGCTCCAGCTCCCCTCGTCTATCTGGATTCCGAAGTCGGCTTTTAGGAGGCTGTTGAACTCCAGCTCGCACTGCAGGTCGGACAACAAACGGTCAGCACTGTCTTCCGACTTCGAGACCAGGATCATCACGTGGATGGAGCGTTTCTCCTGTATCATCAGCCAGATGGGAATCATGAGGCTGATATGCGTACTTTTGGCATGGCCACGGGCCCACTCGAAGACGGCACGGGTATGGGGATGCACCTTCAGATACTTGGCGGCATCGATCTGGAACTTGCCGCACCGGATGATCTGCTTGGTCTCCTTGTCAGTGCAGAGGTGCGGGAAGTAGGTCTCCACGAAGAAAGCATAATCCTTGCGTGCCCGCTCGATACGTGCCTCCTTGACTTCGGAAGTGTCGGCCAGGTGGAAGTCTGCCGACAGGATCAGCTTCTTGCGCTCTTCCCACTGCTTCCATTTCTCTTTGCTCAATCTGTTTTTAGCCATTGTTGATACGGTTTAAGAGGTATTTGTCCTGTAGCCGGGTAAGTTGTTGGACGAACTCGGTGGTAATGGTCTTGTCGCTTGCGCTCTGCTCGATCACCCAGTCGCCAAAGCGGGTCAGGATGTCGGCGATGTCGTCGATGGTACAGCCCTGTTTCAGTTTCGACAGCTGGTTAGCGGCTTTGGAGAACTCGTCGGCGTTGAACTCCTCTTCGCTGTCGAGCATCTCGTTAATCCGGAGCAATACCTTATTAATGATCTGGTCGCGGCTGACAGTCTTGGCCACCCGTTTCAGTTCCCAGCCGCCGTCTTCTTTCCATTTGGAGAGCGTCTGCTGGCTCACGCCCACCCGTTCGGCAATCTCTTTTTGGGGGACCTTCTGCATATACAGCAGGTAGGCGTATTCATACTTCTGCGGGTCTTTCACACGGATGCCCGCCTTTTCCTTGTTCTGTTCTTCTGCCATAAGCGTTCTTTGTTTCCGGCAAAGTTCAAGTAAATTAAAGTGGCCGGAAATAAAAGTGTAAAGGTTTGCAACTCTGTTTCATCCTCCCTCGAATAGAGTGTACGTTTGCCTCAAAAAACAGATCGCACATGAACGAAGACGAATATGCATTGAACGATGAGAGTGTGATGAACAGCCACGGTTTTGTCCTCCTGAATGCCGCCGGGCGGTTCGAGCGTTACAACGCCAACCCGGTCATGCTCTTCAACCACGAGTCGTCCAACCTGATCGGGCAGATGACCGGCCTCCGGGTGGAGGGCACGAAACTGATCGGCAAGGCGGAATATGACGAAGAGGACACCTTGGGGGCCAAATGCAAACGCCAGGCGAAGAAAGGAATCCTGAAGGGATGCAGCCCCGGAATCATCATTAATGCCGTAGAACTGCGCACCACGCCCGATGGCGAAGAGCGCGTGACGGTAACAGACTGGGAACTGTGCGAAGTAAGCCTGGTAAGCGTCCCCAGCAACAGGAATGCCCTGCGCCTGTACAACCAACAAGGCGACATCATCCCCGACGACCAGGTGAAACTAAGCGTCGAGGCATTGTTAAACATCAACAAACCCAACAACGAAATGGACAAAACGATCCTGACAGCCGAGGCGTATATCGCGTTAGGCTTAAAAAGCAACGAGGCGGATGGCAAATCGATTTCCGCCGCCATCATGGAATTGCAGTCACGCGCCGAGAAAGCCGAGAAGGAATTGGAAGAGGGCCGCAAGCTGAAAGCGACCGAACTGGTCGCCTTGGCTATCAAGGAGAGCCGTATCACGGCGGATAAGAAAGAGGCGTTCGAGAAGTTGGCCTTGGCCGATTTCGATACCGCCAAAGCCACCTTGGAAGCCATCCCGGCACGCGAATCGCTCTCCGGCAAAGTGGCCCATTCGTCCGGCAAGACCGCCATCGCCGACGAACGCAAGGACTGGACCTATCTGAAATGGGCGAAGGAAGACCCCGAAGGGTTGAAACGCCTGAAGGCGGAAGATCCGGAAGCCTTCGAAGAACTGAAAAAGTGTATTAAATAACCATTAAACAACTATTTTATGGCAATAGAAAAACAAATCTGGATCGCCATGCTGATGGAGGGTTTCTACCCCGACCGCACGTTCCTGACCCGCTCGGTGGACATGACAGCGATGGTGGAATACAACAAAATCGATCTGGCGGAAGCGGGTGTAGCACCGGAGGTGTTGGTGGACAATAAAGAGTTCCCGGTTCCGACCATGAGCCGTACCGATGTCCCGTTGGAACTGCCCCTGCACACTTTCGACACAAAGAATACAGTAGTCCGCAACGTGGAAGAGATGGAGACGGCCTATGCCAAGATGGATAGCGTCGTGCGGCAGCACCGCAACACCTTGCAGGCAAAGACGGCCGCCTACGCCGCCAACAACTGGGCACCGGCAAAGAATACCACGTTGACACCCGCCAAGGAAACGCTTGCTCCTGGAAAGATCTCGTTCGAGGACATCCTGAAGATGGACGCTTGGTTCCGTTCGCAGGACATTGATCCGGCTACCTTGGTGGCGGTGTTGAACCCGTATCACCTGGCCGACCTGCAACTGGAAGATATGAAGCTCTACAAGGCGATGCTGGAGAGCAACAAACTATTCGGTTTCTCGCTCTACACTTTCAGCCAGCTTCCGTATTATAACCCGACAACCGGTGCGAAAGTAGCGTTCGGCACGGCTTCCACAGCAACCGACGCGCAGTGCTCCCTGTTCTATTCCGACCAAGAGGTCATGCGTGCGGACGGCGATATCGAGGTGTTCGCCAAGTACAAGGACCCGGGTGAGCGTGGCGACGTGATCGGTTTCCAGAAACGCTTCACGGCGCTTCCGATCCGGAAAAAGTACCAGGCGGTCATCTACAACAAGGCAGCCGCTTCTGCCCCTTCCGGTGGTGGAGGTGGCCAACAAGAAGATGGAGGTGAATAATGGCTAAACTTTGCTATTTAGTCATCCACTGCACCGCCACCCCTCCCGGCCGCGAAGTATCGGCAGACGACATCCGCCGTTGGCACACGGCCCCGCCCAGCGAAGGCGGCCGCGGCTGGAAGCAGGTGGGCTATACGGACATGATCCACCTGGACGGGACGGTGGGACGGCTGGTGGCCAACAACGAGGACGACACGGTCGATCCCTGGGAGATTACCAATGGGGCAAAAGGGCATAATAGTACAGCCCGGCACATCGTGTACGTCGGCGGCGTTGACCGCGACGGCAAGACTCCCAAGGACACCCGGACGGCGGCGCAGCGGAAAGCCCTCGCAGCTTACGTGAGGGACTTCCACCGCCGCTTCCCCTCGGTCCTCATTGTCGGGCACAACGAACTGGCGGCAAAAGCCTGCCCGTCGTTTGATGTGCAGAAGTGGCTGAAGGAGCTGACAGTGGACAGTTAAATCATAAATTATAATTCAAAATTCGTAACCACATGGAATGGAACACGCTCTTGGCCATGATCGGATCCGGCGGACTGGTCGGGTTGGTGAACTGGCTGATCAACCTGAAGGTGAGCCGCCAGAAAGCCCGGATGGACAAGGATGACGTGTCCCGGCACATGGCGGCCCGCGATAACGAGACGATCATTGAGCTATATGACAAGAACAGGGACATACTGGAGCGGTTGGCGGCATTGGAGGAGGCACTGTACAAGCTGGTGCGTTGCAAGCATTATGACACTTGCCCCGCTCGTAACAAGTTGCAAGAGTACAAGGAAAGTTACCGCTACCAACGTAATCGACAGTCTCCTATGGAGCAGAAGGGAGTACGTTACCCCCGTGACAATCCCGTCCAGCCTGGCGACGCTGGCGATCCCGCTGGACAGCCTCCGTAGGCTACCCACCGGGGCGGTCTACCAAAAGAAAGAGGGACGTGCGACGGCCTCGGTCGGAATAAACGGCAATACGCTGGTCGTCCACGCCAAATGCGACAGCCTGCAACAGCTGGTCTACCAACTTGAGGAACAATTGTCCGCCCAACGGGAGCAAACGGCCACGAGAGAGGAGGCAAGAGCCCCATCGCCCACGCCCGTTCGAACACGCCTCAAATGGTATTCGAGCGGCGTTCTGACAGGACTTATCGCCGCCCTCCTCTGGACACGTGGAAAACGAAAAAAGGGAAACCATCCCCCATAACTCATAATTCATAACTCATAATTCAAAAGATCATGGCAGAAAACAAGACAAGATCCATAGGCCTGAAGGTCGCCCAGTTCGGTGACGTGAACCCGGCCGGAGGTATGCCCGACACGATGAAACAGTTGGCACGTACCATGAAAGGAACGGCCTCCTTCACCACCGAGGCCGATACGACCACCGATTTTTACTGCGAGGAGGAGCCCGCCGCCCCGGTGGAGAGCATCGGGAACGAGCCGGGATTGAAGCAGATCAAGCTGAACTTCCTGGAATGGGACAACGACACCTTGAAGGAGACCTTCGGCGGTACGGTATCGGAGCCCGAGGACGTGACCATCGACGGGAAGACCTACAACGTGACGAAATACCAAGCCCCGCGTGACATCGTGACGGTGCGGAAGGCCGTGCGGGCGATCTCCCTGCACAACGTGGTGATCGAGATCCCGAACGCGCAGGTGACCGCCCGGTTCGTATGGAACCTGACCCGCACCGACATCGCCCAGATCGAGGTGACGGCGAAGGCGCTGGCCCCGATCGGAGAGAACGAGGGGCCGTACGCCATCTATAAGTTGGGCGAACCTAAAGCGTAAGCCCGTATGGAGAAGCGAACCATCGAATCCCACGCCGCCGACGCCCTGCTGGACCGGCGGCTGACCGTCAACCTCCCGGCCCCGTGGTTGCTCCGGAAGTTGGGGAAGAAGACGATCCGTTACGGAATACCCTTCCCGAAAGGCGAGACCCTCTGCCGGATGGCAGCGATCTTCTGCCGGATGGATCTCGACCTGAAGGAGCTGAAGGCAGGCGACCTCGGTACCACGCTGGAGTGCATCGCCCGGAACGGAAAACGGGTATCGAGGGTGATTGCCGAGGGGATGGTGGGCAATAGTATCTTTTCCCGCCCTTTGGTCCGTCCTTTGGCGTGGTACATCCGTTGCCATACGACCATGCGTGGAATGGCGGAATTGGCGCAGGTGCTCCTGGTCATGGCCTACCCGGAGGATTTTCTGAATATTATCTTCTCGCTCGCCACGATGAACCTGATGGCGCCGACGGAGAGCCAACCGATGAGAAAAGGGAGTTAAGGGAGGAATACGAGCCTCCCCATAGCCCTTTCGGACGTATCTACGCGCTGATTGCCTCCGGGGCGTTCACCTACGACGAGGTGATGCGAAAGATACCATGGATCGTCATCCTCACGATGATCAACGACCCGGGACAGAGACGGAAAAAGAAGGAGGAAGAGGAAATCATTCAAACGGAGGAGGAAGAGCTTGACTTTCTCGGCCTCTCCTGACTCATAATTCAAAATTCATAATTCACAATTTAACAGTTCATGGCGGACGAACCTTTATACGTGACATTCGAGTTCCGCGGCAACCTCGCCGAGGAGGTCGATCGGGTGAAGTTAGGGATAGCGGGCTTGCGCAACGAGTCCGCGCGGACCTACCAGCGCCTGATCGCCGACAGCGACGAGGCGTTCGCCTCCATGAGCAAGGGCAACCAGCGGCTGGCGGTCAGCATCCAAGAGGACATCAACAGCCTCCGCCAGCTTGACGCGGCCAATAAGGCATTGGACGAGGGGTTCGCCCGCGGTACGGTCACGACCCTCCAGTACGCCGAGGGCAAGGCGAAGCTCGCCATCCAGGAAACCGACCTCCGTACCGGAATCCAAGAAAACATCAAGGTACTCCAGGAGTCCATCGAGCAGGAACGGATGGCCGAGGGGAGCATCGAATCCCTCCACTCCTCCCTCCGGAAGATGGAGGAGGCGTGGCGCAAGATGTCCGCCGCCGAACGGGAATCGGCCGCCGGACAGGAGTTGCAAGAAAAAATACGATCCCTAAAAGAAGAGCTTTCCGGGCTGGAGAGTGACGCCGGTGGCGCTACCTCCGGCTTGAGACAGTTCCAGACCCAACTGGAGTCCGTTCCCGGCCCGCTCGGCCAAACCGCGGCGGCCATCGGGAAAGTGACCAAGGCGGCTCTCGCCTTTATCGCCACCCCGCTTGGCATGGCGCTCGCCGCCATCGCCGCCGGCCTTGCCGCCGTAAACAGCTGGTTCCACCGTACCGAGGAGGGCGAGAACGCGTTGGCGGTCGCCACGGCGGCATTCAACCAGGTATTGGGCAGTCTGCTGGATGTTGTGGACAAGGTGGGCGAATGGCTCTACAAGGCCTTTACCGAACCTAAGAAGGCTCTATCTGATCTGGCCGATTTCCTCTCCGGGCAACTAATGAACCGCCTCCGTGCCATCGGCAAGGCGGGCGAGGCGGTCTGGAAGATATTGACGGGCGATCTCAAGGGAGGGATCGCCGACTTTTCCAACGCCTGGGCGCAGGGCCTGACCGGTATCGAGGATGCCGGACGGAAGGCCTCCGCGTGGATGGCCGATACCAATGAGAAGATCAAGGAGTCGGTCGAGTTGCAGAAACGCAGGAACGCCCTCGACGTGGCCGAACGGGACCTCTTGGTGGAACGCAGCCGCCTGGAGGCCCGTATCGGTGAGCTTAGAGATAAGGCCTACGACATGAGCCTCCCAGAGGCGGAACGCTCCAAGGCGTTGAAGGAGGCGATCCGCTTGACCGATGATCTGTTCGCCAAGGAACAGGCGATCGCCAAGGAGAAATACGAGATCACCAAGGCGCAGAACGCGCTGGCCAACTCCAACAAGGCCGACCTCCGCACCGAGGCGGAAGCTCTCGCCGAGGTGAACCGCCTGGAGGCGCAACGTTACGCCTCCCGCCGCATGATGCTCCGGCAGAGCAACACGTTAGAGGGAAAAGGTTCCCGCTCTCCGGAGAAGGCCCAAGGCGATGAGCGGAAGGAGATCGAGGCGGCCAACGCCCTCAAGGCGGAGACCGCCCGGCGGGAACGGGAGATCGAGCGGCAAAAGGAGGCCTTGGCGGAAAAGGAGAAGGACGCGGAACTGGATCTCCGTCAGCGACGAATCGGTCTGATGCGGGAGGGCGCCGACAAGGAGTTGGAGCAGATCCGGCTGGACTACGACCGGAGGATCGACGAGGTCGAGCGGAAGGGACAGGAATACGTGCGGGCCCAACAGGAGATCGAGCGGGCCGTATGGGAGAAGGACAACCCGGACTGGAAAAGACAGGGCCTGTCGTTCCGGCCATCGACCACCTCCGTATCCCAGCTCCCCGAGTCCCAGCGCAAGAAATTAGAAGAGGCCGCCACCATCGCCGCTACCGCCCGGGAGAAGGCGGAGGCCGACCTGTTGGAGAAGACATTGCGGCAATACCAGGACCACACGGCCAAACGGCTGGAATTGGAGAAGAAATACAACGAGGACGTGGCCTACCTCACCGCCCAACGGACGGAGGCGAACGCCGAGGCCATCGACGCGGCCATCGAGGAGGCGAGACGAACCTTAAAAAAGAACCTGTCCGACCTCTCCATGGAGGAGCTGAAAGGATCCGGCCTGTGGGACAGGCTGTTCGGCGACCTTGACAGGATGGCGACGCCCTCGCTGGAAGCCTTGCTCAAGCAGGCCCGGGAGGTCAATACCTCGGCGTGGGATCCCAGGAACGTGAAGGAATACCAGGACGCCATCAAGCGGCTGGAGGAGGCCATCCATTCCCGCTCGCCATTCAAGGCGATCCGGGATGACTGGAAGAAGTTGCTGGAGTCCATCGGGAAAGGTGACAGGGATGGCATGGCCGCCGCGTTAGAGGGCATGGATACCTCCGTACAATCCCTGACATCCAGCCTCGACACGATCGCCGGCGGTATCGGCGACATCCTCGGCGACGAGGCTGGATACGCCGCCAAGCGGGTGGCGGAGCTGACCTCCGCCCTGTCCGGTTTCGTAAGCGGGGCCGCCAAGATCGCCAAGGGGGATATCCTCGGCGGGGTCACCTCCGTGATCGGCGGGATCGGCAAGATCTTCTCCATGGGCAGGCAGGTCAAGGAGATGAACCGGCAGGCCCGGGAGGAGCAACAAAAATATTACGACGAGGCCATCACGGGCGAGCTGGAGTACCAGCGGCTGCTCCGGGAGCGGCTGCGTACCCAGCAAGAGATCGGCGAGACGACGCTGGCCTACAACAAGCGGATCTCCGAGGAGCTGGAGCGGCAGCGGCGGGCATCCGGAAGCGAGTACGACCGGTTGCTGGCACAGATACAGGGAGAACAGTATATCAGCGGCGTAGGCTACCGCCACGGCACTTGGTTCCGGAAGGCGAAGACGTGGAACGAGTACGCCAGCCTCGCCGGGAAGAGCTACGAGGACATCGAGAAACTCTATACCGAGGGCAAGCTGGAGGAGAAGGTGGCCAAGCTGTTCGAGCAGCTGCGCGCGCTGAGGGACGAGGGAGCCGATATCGACCGGATGCTGGATGACCAGGAGGAGTCCATGCGGGAGGTATTGACCGGTACCACCACCGACAGTATCGCTGACAGTATCATACGGGGCTTCGCCGAGGGCAAACGGTCGGCCAAGGATTTCGCCGACGATTTCCAAGAGATGCTGAATAACGCCGTCCTTCAAGGAATAAAGATGAAGGCATTGGAGGAGCCTCTCCGGCAGTGGTACGAGTCGTTCGCCGAGGCGAGCGGCGCGGGGCTTACGGAAAGTAGCATCGCCGACTTGCGGGCGCAGTACGACAAGATCATCGAGGACGCGGCCCGCCAGCTGGAGGACATGGAACGGGTGACGGGTGGCAGGATCGACTCCACCCTCACCCAGCGGGCGAGGGCGGGCGCGTATACCATCGCCAGCCAGGACTCCATCAACGAGACCAACGGCCGGCTTACCTCCATCCAGATAAACGTCGCCGAGACCAAGGAGTGCGCCTACGACATGCGCACCATGCTGTCCCGGGGACTGGAGCTACAGGAGGAGATCGCCCGGAACACCTCCTATTGCAGGAGGCTGGAACGGATCGACAACACGCTGCTGGAGATATTGAGAAACGGAATTAGGACCAAATGACATGAGGGAAGGAAAGCTATTCATCAACGACAAGGACGCCTACACGAACTATGGCGTGTTCCTGGCCAAGGACCGGGGCGGGACGTACGACAACCTGTCGGCGCTCCTGACCCCGCCGCCCGCCAAGCGGCATACCACTGTCGATTACCGGGAACGGGACGGCGAGGAGGCGGACGTATCGGACGTACGTTTCGAGGCAAGGGACATCTCCCTGCGATTGGCCATGATCACGGACAACGAGCAGGAGTTCCGGACAAAATACAAGGGCTTCATAGAGATCCTGAGATCCGGCCTCCTGAACGTGAGGGTCTCCGAGATCGGGAAGACCTACAAGCTCTATTACCTGAGCTGTCCGGGGACGGTGATGAAGACACGGCTCCGGACGACCGGAAGGCTGGCGGCGATATGGACGGTCAAGTTCCGCGAGCCGAAACCGGATTTCTAACGATGTTGAAGCGGCATTAAAACGACACTTGAATGGAACTGAGGATATACGACAAATCGGGGAACCTGCGCGCGGAAGTCTGTCCGGACGACAACTCCACGCAACAGAAAGCGGTGATGGGAGACAACGCGCTCAGCGTCTCTTTCACCACGTGGGAGGCCATACCCTTCGACATCGGCGATTACGTGGATTACGAGGGGGAGCGATATACGCTTCTCACCGTCCCGTGCCCCAATCAAGCGAGCACGTTGGAGTACGAGTACGCCCCGCGCTTCCAGGGCATCGAGAGCGAGCTGTCGAAGGCCCTCTGCTTCCTCCTGACGGACGGTGACATGGACTCGGACTTCTCGCTGACGGACGGCCCGGCGGCCCACCTGCGACTGATCGTGGACAATATCAACCGTGTCAAGGGAACGACGGACTGGAGGATCGGAAGCGTGATCGCGGCCGACTACAAGGTCGTGACCTACGACGGGATCGATTGCCTCACCGCCCTGAACCGGATCGCCGAGACCTTCGAGACCGAGTGGTGGATCGTCGGCACGACCCTCTACCTGGGCAAGTGCGAGCACGGGGAACCGCTGGTGTTAGGCTACGCAGCCGACGGGACGGCCGTGGGCGGGCTGCTGGGCATGAGCCGGCGGGACGAGGAGAACGAGCGCTTCTTCACCCGGCTCTACGCCAAGGGCAGTACCCGAAACATCGACCGTTCCAGATACGGTTCCGACCGCCTCCGCCTGCCTTCCCCGTTGAGATTCCTGGAGAGGAATACCGAGTACGGCATCGTGGAGCGGGAGGTGATTTTCGAGGGGATCTATCCACGGCGTACCGGGACGTTATCCGGCGTACGCTCCATCGAGCGGGAATCCGAGGGGAAGACGATCCGCGTCTACTACGTGACGGACAAGGACATTCCCTTCGACCCGAACGACCACGAGATCGGCGGCCTGACGAAGCGCGTCGTGTTCCAGACGGGGGAACTATCCGGGTATGACCTCGAGGTCAACTACGACTCGTCCACAAAGGAGTTCGAGCTGATCAACCAATACCCGGACGAGAACACCCAGATCCCGGGCGGGGTGATGGCCCCGGAAGCCGGCGACACCTATATCCTCTACAACATCCGGATGCCGGACGAGTATTACACGCTGGCGGAGGAAGAACTGCGGGAGACCGCCGATGCCTACCTGTCCAAATATAGCGTGGACAGCGCCGTCTACAGTGGCGACAGCGACCCGATCATCCTCAAGAAAAGGGGGATCCACGTTTCCTTGGGACAGCGTGTCCGGTTGCATAACCCGGTCTTTTTCCCCTCCACCGGCTACCGGGACAGCCGGATCATCGGGTTCACCCGTAAATTGGCCGATCCCTACGACATGCGGATCGACATATCCGACACGGTGACCCCTACATGGCGGGAATCCATCGAACGGAAGGTGGACTCCTTCCTGCCGATGCTCAGCCAGGCCGGGGGAGCGATCAACCTCATCAGGAGCGGCGACGATACGGTACCCACCGACAACAACGTCTTCTCGGCCTTGAGGGCGATATCCACCTTCCTGCGCAAGGACAGGCCGGACGAGACCCGGTACCTCATGAGATTCCTGGGCGGGCTGGTCTCCGACGATATCGAGTCACAAGACTTCACCGCCGGGCCGTTCGGCTCCGGGTTCGTGGTGAAAAGAGACCCGGAGACCGGCAAGTCGTATATCGAGGCGGACGAGATCTACATCCGGCTGAAGGCCTACTTCGATACGTTGGAGATCAAGCGCCTCTCGCACGTGGGCGGCCGGATCGTCCTGTCGCCGGCCTCGATGGAGTGTATCCGCGTGGAGGAGGTATCGGCCGAGTACGAGGACCTGCACGACAGAGCGGGCTCCATCCTGTACGATTCCGGGAACGACAGGCTGCGTGCCGCCGTGGATGGCGGCGAGCGCGCCTACCGTTGCTATTTCAAGCAAACGGACGGCGAGCGGGAGATCGTGAACGAGTTCGCCGTGGACGACCTAGCGCAATGCCGGGAGTTCAACGTGAAGGAGGGCACCTCCCAGAACGTCAGCAACCAATATTACTGGCGGCGGGTGATCCATGTCGGCGAGGACTATATCGACCTCTCCACCACGGATCGCGACACGGGCAGCATGATCCCGCGGGCCGGCGACACGATCGTCACCGTCGGTAACAAGACGGACGCCGCCCGGCAGCACGCGGTGTTCCTCTCCTCGTACGACGATGACGCGCCTTGTATCAAGCTATATTCCGGGATCGACTCCTACTCGATGGCGGGCAAGGAGGTGACGGTGATCTCGCCGAACGCCGACAAGAACGTGTTCACCGGCAAGATGGTGATCAAGCCGGGATCCACGGGCTTCGGGAACCTGACGGACGCACCGGACATGACGGCCATCGACCGTGAGATCCGGGAGGCCAAGGACGCGGCGGCCGACGCGAGCAAGGAGGCATCGGACGTGCGTGACAGCGTGGGCAGCCTGAAGGGGTACGTGGACGGGGCCTTCGCCGACGGGCTGGTATCGGAGGCGGAGGCCAAGGCGATCGAGAAGTACGTCAACGTGGTGAGCAACGAGCGGCAACAGGCGTTGGCCACCTACAACGGACTGTACAACAACCCCTATTTGGAGGGCTCTGCGAAGACCTCGCTGTACAACGCCAAGGTTTCCCTCTTCTCCGCCACGGACACGCTGGTCAACGCCATCAACGCCGCCATCGCCGACGGCAAGGCGACCGCCGCAGAGAAGGCCTACGTGGACAGCAAGTACGCCACGTTCACGACCTGCCACAACAAGTTCCAAACGGCGGTGGAGACGGCCAACCAGTCCATACAGGACAAGCTGAAAGGCTACTCGGACAACGCCCGGAAGGCGGCGGACGAGGCCAACAACACGGCCTCGCAAGCCATGGAGGGCGCGAACGCCGCCAAGGACGCGGTGAGCGACCTGAACAGGTACGTGGACGGGGCCTTCGCCGATGGTTTGGTATCGGAGGCGGAAGCCAAGGCGATCGAGAAGTATATCAACACGGTAAACGCCTCCAAGCGGGAGGCGGACGCGACCTATACGGCCCTGTACGCAAACCCCTTTCTTGCGAGCACGGAGAAATCGGTCCTGTACGCGGCGAAGAACAGCCTCAACACGGCCACGACCAACCTGATAGCCGCCATCAACTCCGCCATCGCGGACGGGAAGGCGACAACAACGGAGAAAAACAACGTGGACAGCAAGTTCGCGGCGTTCAACAACGCCTACGCATCGCTCGCCACGGCCATCGAGAACGCGAACAAGGCGATCCAACGGAAGATCAAGCAGGAGGCGATAGACGAGTCCAAGAGCGACCTGTCCCAACAGATCGGCGAGGTGTCGCTGAAAGACCGGAACGACATCGCCAAGATGATGGGCTACAAGGATTACGAGGAGCTGGTCTATTACGCGGAGCGGGGCATGTCTATCATCAAGGGCGGCAGCGTCAACACCTCGCTCATCAACGCCGACCTGATAATCACCTCCGCGCTCATCGCCAAGGCGATCCGGACGAACACGCTGAACGTGAACGACCGGTTCAAGATCCACACGGACGGGTCGGTGGAAATGGACGGGGTCTTTCACTCGTTGGGGCCGAACACGGAACTCATCCTGTCGAACGGGTACGTACGGATCACCTATGACGGGATCGACGTGGCGAGGCTATCCGTCAATAACGGCACGCCGGAGCTTAACCTGTCCAAGGGCGGCAGGAGCGCGGTGGTGACCCCCGGGTCGTTTACCCTGCGAAGCGCGAGCGGCAAGTTCGTCACCTTCTCGGCGGACGACCTGAACCGGAGCGGGAAGGTGTTCACGAACGATGACGGGGTGTTGCGGGTGGCCGAGCAGGATTACGAGATACTCACCTGCTTCGTCTCCGTCTCCCCGACAGGCGGCGGGACGACGGTACCGGAGGCCGGGGGCTACCTGAAACGGATCGGCACGTCCGAGTACATAGAGGCCATACCGGCGGATGGGTACGAGTTCGTCCGCTGGAGCGATAACGGGAGCCGCAGGCACATGATCACGTGGGGGCAGCCCAACAATTCCTTCACGGCCTATTTCAGCAAGATACAGGTCGAGCGGTTCACGCTCTCCCTGTCGGTCAGTCCACCGGGAGGCGGATCCGTCACGGGAGCGGGAAGCTACGAGAAGGGAACCAAGGTGACGGTCAACGCCACGGAGGCCAGCGGCTGGCGGTTCGTCCGCTGGTCGGATGGCGGGTATCAGCGGCATACGGTCACGCTGGACGCGAACAAGAGCCTCACGGCCTATTTCGAGCGGTACACCGTCACCGGGGACGAGATCCTGCAAGGGACGGATCTCACCAGTTCGTCCTACTGGAACGCTTACGGGGACTCGTCCGTCCAGTCGGTCAGCGGCGGCGTGGCCACCTTGCGGTTCGGCGGGGAGGCCAATACCGACCAGGTGATGTTCAACAAGGGACGCATGGGCGGCAAGCTGGAGATGGGACACCGGTACCGGCTATCGTTCCAGGCGAGGACATCGTCCGGGACGACGAACATCATATCGGCGATCGGCGACAATAGCTTTGACTTCATCAATACCGACGATGTCATCTATGGCGAGGAGGTGAGCGCGTCCTACAAGACGTTCTCGGTGGAGTTCAGGGCGGATCGGGACAGCACCTCGGGGGATGGACTGCTCTTCACGGCGATCTCGGCGTGCGTACTGCAAATACGGAACATAACATTAAAGGAGGCGTGACAATGAGAAACGAGAACAACCCATCTATCTCCGGCACGGAGATGAAGTTCGCCCTGGGCCTCGACCTGCCGGGCGGGCTCACGATGGACGACGTGGAGTTCGAGGCCCTGTTCTACATCTATTCCAACCGGACGGCGACGATCCCCAAGTCCGGGATGGGCCGGATTGACGAGAACACCTATGTCGTAACGCTCGACACCGCCCGGATCGGTGGTGGCGGACGGATCAAGTGCCAGGTGCGGGTGGAGATCCCGGACGCGAACATGGCGGACGGCGTGAGGACGGAGATCATAGGGATCGAGACGGACGAGACGGTAAGGTATGGCGTGCGTTAAAGGACATATCATAAGGGTCGAGACCGCACGGGTGGAACTGGAGCGGATCGAGTCCGTGAGCGCCACTCTCAGACGGATGGCCCGGATCGGCGCGAGGCTCACCAAGGTCTGCGGGGTGGATTATGGCGTATGGCTGTTGGTATCTCCCGACGAGCCCGTATGGGTGACCGATGAGATGCCCGCGCTGTTCGGGGTGAGGTCGAACACGGAATGGAGAATCGAGTGATTAACAAATAAAAAATACGAAAGATCATGGCGAAAGCGGCATGGGCGGTGGTCACCCCGCCCCAAGGATCGGGTGACAAGGAGGTGAGCGTAAGGTCGGACGCGGAGCATACCGGCCGGAACGCGCGAAGTACGGTATTGACCTGGAAGGCGGTGAACTGCCCGGACGTGCGGCGAACGGTCATGCAGGCGGGCAAGCCCGAGTACGTGGACATAGCGGACACGGCGGCGAGCGAGAAGACGGGAAAGGTGGTCACCATATCAGGTGTCAGCAACTCAAAAAAGCTGACCTTCTCCCTCGGCATGGGAGACCTGGATATAACGCTGCCCGGCAATTATACGGCCAACAGCGTGTTGACGGCCAACGGCGAGGCGATAGCGGGCGATCCCGGGGGACTGGCGGTGTATGATTTCTCGATAGCCGTGACGGTACCGGCGAACGAGGAGATCGAGCCGCAGACGAGGCAGGTCATCGTGACGGATGACGGCGGGCACCAGGACGTGTGCCTGTTGACCCTGGCCGCCGGCGACGCCTACCTGCGTGTCGCGGAGGGCGAGATCCTGCTGGATTACCAGGGCAACCCGGTGACCGTGAACGTGGAGTCAAACACGGACTGGACGGTGGAGTGATGGCTACCGTCACGATACCCTGGGGCCAAGGGGGCGGCGATATCACGGTCGCCCTGCCGGAAACCGGCGACGGCGTGGCCACCCTCTCGACCGGAACGGTGAACGAGGGCGTGGATCGCTCCCGGACGGTGACCTTCAGGACCGTACGAGGCGGGAACGTGGAGGTCATACGGACGGTACGGCAGGAAGGCAGGCGGGAGTACCTCCGCAACGCCTCCGGCGACCTATTGAGAGATTCGAACAACGTGGAACTTAAAGCATTGAAATAAGATGGGACTATTGAATTACACGACGGCCAAGATCAACGAGCTCTTGGCGAAGGTGGCGGCCTTACCCGCCAAGGTGATGGACGGCGACACCAAGATCCCGTCCAAGACAAGTGACCTGGAGAACGACAGCAAGTTCGTCAAGGAGACCGGGCTGAAGACCGTGAACGGGCATTCCCTGCTGGGAACCGGCGACCTGACCGTATCCGGCGGCTCCGGAGGTGGCGTGGCAGACTCGGTGGACTGGAGCAAGGTGCTCAACAAGCCGGGCTGGGTAAACTCCCAGACCAAGCCCTCCTACACGGCCAGCGAGGTAGGCGCGTTGCCCTCCGACACCGCCATCCCGTCCAAGACAAGCCAGCTGACGAACGACAGCAAGTTCGTCAAGGAGACCGGCCTGAAGACCATCAACGGGCAGTCGTTGCTGGGTACCGGCAACATATCCATATCCGGCGGCTCCGGGGAAGGAAGCGGCGGAGGAAACGTGAACGTGATGAACGCGGCGGAGCTGAAAGCCGTGAGGAACTACGTGTTCAAGCCCTCTAACGATGGATCAACGGATGGAACGTTTTCCGCACTCAATATCGCTACCCTAAATGAATCTGGATTGATGAGCACTCAACAAGTCAAAAAATTGTATGATATCAAGGACGTTTACAAATTCCCGGCAGCTGTATTGGGCTTGACCCCGGCATCCACCAGCGATGAGATCTTGGCGGCATTCGGGCTTGATCCAATCCAAGAGAACGGAAATCTTGCGTACATAATCTATTTATTATCATCTGGGCAATCTGCAGATTACAATGAAGAATTTCCATCGTTATTCATCGGTAATTACGCATGTTATGTGTACGCCACTATGGGCTCAAGCACGGGAGAGATGGAATTGTCATATATAGGACAAGGAGGAGTGCTCAAGACTGTCAAAGTAACGTGCAAAGATGCGGCGGATGATAAGTTTACCTATTCTGTGTGTTTCTACGAAAGCGGAGGTGAAGAATTTTATTTACCTTCCTCAACCTTTGATTTGACAAAAACATCAACAAAAGAGGAGGTAGCGGCTGTATTCAATCCTCTTGGAGGATTAGATCATATAATAGAATTGGCAGAAAAAACGACAACTAAATTCTATATTGTTGATGCTTCCACAGGAACAGGAAATAACCGTTCTTGCGTTAACCTGGGAGGGCATACAGTTGCTAGTGTACTTCGCTATATAAACATATCTTATGTTGATAAGTTACTTGTCTCACATTATATTCAAATATCCGGGACTAAAACAGCTTATCTTGTATCTGATAAAAAAGATATAAATCTTAAATCTGCCATAAACTATGAAACGGTTAGACCAGAGGTTTATGCCTTGACATCCCAATCGACATCTGAAGAGATAAGGTCTGCGTTCTTTTCTTTAAGCGAATTTAAAAGATATATCGAGGCCGCTAAAAAAGGATACATATTACGAACGAGTATTCCTGAATCCATGGGATTAGATTATAAGAATCCAATTTATCTCAATACGCTTATCGCTCATGTCACAAATGATGGTGACGCTATTTTGGAGTATATAATAGCTGGTCCCGGAATAAATGGCTATGCAGGGATGCAGATTGTATTTATAAGCTATACTGCGTCCAGTGATTCTTTTTCTATAAGCGTATTGCCATTTTCGATTGGAAGTTAAGCTTATAAAAAAGAGATCGGGATAGATCCTAAAGAAATATTTATTGAATTCTTTATTCTTGTAATAAAAGCAATGATTGTCGATTGATTTTATCAAGACAACTTAGAGACCTTATCGGGGACAGGCAAAAAAGAAAGCCCCCGGCTGTTAGTAAAGACGCCAATCACATACTAACGAACAAATGCGAGACACCGCACGACCGGGGGCTGTAAGCCTTCAGCCGCGATGTCTCGTTTTGTTTTATGTGATTGGCAATACAAATATACTTTAATTTTTGGAGATTATGACAATATACGAGATACTTTCTTTCAATAAGGAATTGCTCCAGCGTCTATTTAATGCCGGAATAAGGACAAGCGATTGTTTGTATGTCGATTTGTTCGATGATTATACCCGAATGCGGGCGGCGGGTGAAAAGACAACCTATATCGTGGCCGTCCTTTCTGACAAATATGCCTTGAGCGAGCGAAAGGTGTACGGTATCATTCGCTATTTATCAAGCGACTGCATAGGCCGTGCAGTGCAAGGTCAGGCGTAAATTCGCTCACTAGATAGTTTGGTTCTACCTTTGTCCCAAATCCTTAAAACGAGACAAGTATGGGCAAGTACACTTACAAGCCGCAATATGGCGTGATCGTCATTTGTGCAGATGAAAAAGAGCAAAAGGAGATTTATGAGCGTCTCCTGAAAGAAGGTCTAACCCTTAAAGTGGTGAATGTATGAGAATAGAGGTACAACATCATTGTAGCGACTTCAACAGCTATCGGGCCGCACGGGTAAAAAGCCTTTTCAACGCGGAGAAAGGCTGCGACTGGAAAAAGACGGTAGAACTACCCATCGAAAACCGGGTATGGCAAATCGGACTGATTGTCGGTCCGTCCGGTAGCGGAAAAACCAGTATTGGAAGTAAGATTTTCAAAGAACCTATTTATGACCTCTATTCCGGCTGGGATAAGAATAAACCTATTGTGGATTGTATCGCCCCCGATGGGGACTTTAACACGGTGACGGGTATGCTTTCAGCCGTTGGCCTCGGCGATGTTCCGGCGTGGCTCCGGCCGTTCCACGTGTTGAGTAATGGAGAGAAATTCCGGGCGGGTCTCGCACGTTTGGCGTGTGAACGACCGGAACACGCTGTAGTGGATGAATTTACGTCTGTCATAGACCGACAGATAGCCAAGGTAGGGGCCGCCGCATTCTCAAAGACATGGAGACGTGGGGACGGGCAGATCGTACTTCTCTCCTGCCACTATGATATAATCGAATGGTTACAGCCCGACTGGGTGTATGATACTGCGGGGGCACGGTTCTATGACCGTGACTGCCTTCGGCAACGTTCAAAACTCGAACTTCAAATTTATAAAGTCAGGGGAACTATATTCCCAAGATTGTTTAAGCAGCATTATTATTTAGACCTTCCTATGCCGGTTGCGGCCGAGTATTTCGTTGGCTTTGTCGGTGGTGAGCCCGTCTGTCATTTAGCGGTAACACCACTCTTTACGGCAAAGGCTTACCGGTCCACCCGGTTGGTAGTACTTCCCGAATGGCAGGGAATAGGCGTTGGTACTAAATTTTTAGCGGCCGTTTGTGAATATCATCTTCAGGGACATGGTAGATGTGGTAAACCTTACCCGGTATTCTTTCACACCTCACACCCGCAACTATGTGGGGCGTTACGCCACTCTAAAAAGTGGATACAAACCGGAGCGCGTTTATATGGGGATAATAAAGGGCGTAGCGCGGCTTCGATGACACGTTCGGCCCAAAGGTTAAATAAGTCTGATCGTGCGGCAACCGGTTATGGCGGCCATTTCAGGGCGGTTCAGACATTTAAATATATAGGGAATGGTAATTAA